CCATTCAAGGTGTCTATTAGACACAACCCATGTATGAGATATGAAGTTAGGGCCGACTTTCTGATCAACGCCTTCGAATATTTTGCTGCCGTCAACAAAGAACAGGCGTTCGACAAGAGCCCCATCTTTGATGCTTTGCAATGTGTATCCGCTAACTAATCCGTTTTCCATTTCTGTTCTCCTGTTTTGGTTGTTGATGTGTTCATTATAGATACTCTGTATCCATTGTCAAGAGGTTTTATCAATTATTTTTATAAATATTTTTTCCTTGACAAAAGCCAGGTACATGATTTATCATCTTTTTGTAGTGTCGAGTTTTGCACCCAGCCCGCTTATGCGGGTTTTTTTTCGTCCAAAATAAATGATAAGCCCAGCCATTCTCGCGGTAGTAATCGCTATTTTTACGGGTCTTGCCTTTACTGGCGGATTTGTGGTCAGTGATTGGCGATCAGGTGCCCGGATAGCGAAGCTAAACTCCGATAATTCCGTACTCACTGCCGCAAATGATCGCTGTGCCGCCGATGTGCGGAGCGTGCGCGCTGATGTGGCCGCACTCACTCAGGCCGCTGCTGAGAAAGTCAAGCAAGCCGAAGCCGAAGTGGTAAAGGCACAGCCCAAGGCAGATAAACACACAAGCCGGGCAATAGTCATCAAATCGGCGCCAATTCGCCAAGATGAGACGCTATGCCAGGCCGTTGAGCGGGAACAGATCGAATATGTAACAGGGCGCAGAAATGGCGACTGAAATAATTATTGAAATGGCAGAAGGCGCGACGCCACAAGACGAGACACTGGTGGCTTGCATCACGTCGCTGTTGCCTGGTGTGGCTGGGGTTAGAAGGATCAGGTCAGGAGCCCCAGAGAGCGAAGATCAAGAGCCGCATTGGAAAAAAATGCAATGAGAATGATATTCGTTGCACTCATGCTCGCCGGTTGCGCGGGGAAGCCGGTAATTCAGACTCAAGTCATCGATAGACCCATTCAAGTACCGTGTGAAGTGCAAATACCTGGCGAATGCAAGGACGCATACGCGGTTGACCGCGTTTCCCCTGCTGACAATATGCTGGTAGTTAATCGGGCTCTGAGGGCCGAACTCGAAGAGCGGGCAGCTTGTGAGGTCAAGATGAGAGCAGCCGTAAAAGGATGCAGCAAATAATGGCACGCAAGACAATTAAAACAAAAGCCAAAGTAGATTTGATCCTTGAAGGAATCGCACAAGGAAAATCTGCTCGGTCAATGTGCATTGAAGCTGGCATTTCACAAAAAACTTTGTGGAACTGGCTAAGCAACGATGAAGAATTGGTACAGCAATACGCGCGCGCGAAGGAGTTATGCGCTGATTACCTGGCTGAAGAAATCATTGAGATTGCCGATGATAGCCGATTCGATAAGCGCACTGACAAAGACGGTTATGAAGTCACAGACCACGAAGTTGTAAACCGTTCGCGCCTTCGAGTTGATGCGCGCAAATGGTACGCATCGAAACTATCACCGAAGAAATACGGTGACAAAGTTGTAAACGAACATCAGGGCGGCGATCCAAGCAAGCCAATCACTCAAGAAATAACGATTTCCTTTGTTTCTGCCCAAAAGCCGCCAACTGCCTAATAACTAAGCGATTTAAACGCTCTACAATCGATTTAAATCCAGTGGTTAATACCTAAGCATAGGCTTGATCCTGAAAATTAATTGTTTTATCTGCAACTGGTGCGGTCAACCTCGCAAGTCAGGGAAACATGACGTTTGCATCAGGAATTTGCAACAGGCAAGGCAGGGACAAAAGAAAAGGAAACGCAAGCCCAATCCCAGAAACATGGAGCGGTATTACCTGGATTATCTGAAGCCACAAGTCCTGGAGCAGAGCTGATGCCCATCATAGTTGAATTCAAAAAGCCCGAGCCGCGTGCGCCGCATATGTCAGGCGAAGCGGTATGCATGGCATGTAGCCATGAATGGGTGGCAGTCGCTCCCGTTGGGTCTACGCTACTCGAATGCCCGAACTGCCGCACCGAAAAAGGCAGGATGATATACGCCGGGATGCCTGCATCCGGCCACATCTGGAAATGTGCTTGCGGTTGTGACTTGTTCCGCATTACGACTACTCAGGCTATCTGCATTAACTGCGGCAATGGACAGGCTTTTTAATGGGTAAAGTGGGAAAAAGTATCGCTCATGTGTCCGGCTTGATACCCATAAAACAGGGGTAAAGTGGGAAATCATGCCAAATAAGCACTACGGTTGGGGAATCATAGATAACGATGGCAAGCCAACAGGCCGTTTTCTCTCTGCTGGCAATGAGAGTCTTTTGATTTATGCGGTAAGTCTTCTGGAAAGAGAGCGTCCTGATGATGCGCCATTCCAGATCGTCAAGTTAGGGTATACCCCAGACGGACACCTTGATCTGACAGTTTAACTGTCCGATTAGGATTGATTATTGATTAGTCTGACACACGATCAAAGTACTTATAGAGCCTATTCTGACAGTTTATTGATGTCCACACTTAACGCCGAATTCCCCGAGAAGCTGCAATTTCTGTTTGCACCAGCCCGCTACAAAGTTATGTACGGTGGCCGGGGTGGATCGAAGAGCTGGGGCGTAGCCAGAGCTTTATTGATCCTGGCAGCAAGCAAACCGCTGCGCATACTCTGCGCACGCGAATTTCAGAATTCGATTAAGGAATCTGTCCACCATCTTTTACAGTCCCAGCTAAATAAGATGGGAATGCAGGCTTTCTACACAGTGCAGAACGCAACAATTCTCGGGGCCAATGGCTCCGAGTTCATTTTCAGCGGACTAAAAAACAACATAACCAATATCAAATCGCTTGAAGATGTGGACATTGCCTGGATTGAAGAGGCACAAACCGTCTCGAAATCAAGCTGGGAAACACTGATCCCGACGATACGGAAAGAAGGCTCCGAGATATGGATAACTTTTAATCCAGTCTTAGAAAGCGATGAAACCTATCAGCGCTTTGTGGTTGATCCTCCATCTGATGCGATAGTTCAGAAGATAAATTGGAGTGACAATCCATGGTTCCATGAAACCACGCTGCCAGGTGAGAAGGACGAACTCAAGCGCAAAGATCCCGATGCATATCAGAACATCTGGGAGGGGAATTGCCGGGTAACCCTCGATGGTGCGATCTATGCGAAAGAGTTGCGCCAGGCACAGGACGAAGGGCGCATAAGAAGTGTGCCATACGACGCGACGAAGCCCGTACAGACGTTTTTTGATCTTGGGTGGGCAGATAACACGAGTATATGGTTCGCGCAGTCTGTAGGGGCTGAGCTGCGATTGATTGACTACTACAGCAATAACCAGCTACCCATTCAGCATTACATTGGCGTGCTGCAAAACAAGGGATACATCTATGGTACAGACTGGCTACCGCACGATGCAAAGGCTAAGACAATTGCAACAGGGCGCTCTGTCGAGGAAATCATGCTGGCGGCTGGGCGAAAAGTACAGATTACGCCAAACCTATCCATATTCGATGGCATCAACGCTGCCAGGACCGTATTTAATCGGTGCTATTTCGATGAGCGCAAGTGTGCAGATGGGTTACAGAGCTTGAGGCATTACCGCTACGACGTTGACCCGGACACGAAACAGTTCAGCGGGAAACCCTTGCACGACTATCACAGCCATGCTGCCGACGCGTTCCGGTACTTCGCCCTATCGATTGCCGAAGATACGCGCACGGCAAGCGCCCGCGGCATAAGGATGGGAGGGTGGCGAGCATGAATGATCCGCTATCACCCATCACCAAGGACATCACAATCGAGGCATACGACAAGATATGTCGAGACATCCGAAACCAACCAAAATGGCGTGAGGACTCGAATGTTGACTGTGATTACTACGATGGTGCTCAGATCACGGCAGCGGTCAACGCTAAGCTGAAAGAGGCCGGAATCCCCCCGCAAGACTCGAATCTGATCAAGCCCACGATCAACGCAGTGCTGGGATTGGAAGCGCGCAGCCGCACTGATTACAAGGTTACTTCTGACGATGAGGCACAGGATGAGATAGCACAGGCACTCTCTGCCAAGATAAAGGAAGTTGAGACGGAATCACGTGCTGACCGGGCCATGTCCGACGCCTATTCGGGCATGATGCGCGCCGGTCTGGGGTGGGTCGAGGTATCCCGCGAATTTGATCCATTAAAGTATCCCTACAGAGTGCGCGAAGTTCACCGCAACGACATTTATTGGGACTGGACAGCACGCGAACCGGATTTGTCAGATGCGCGTTACCTTCGCCGCGACAAGTGGGTGGATCGCTCGCAAGCGCTTGAAATGTTCCCGGATGAGGCGGCTCTGATCCAGAACACCTGGAACGGCTGGAATAATCTGGATGTGTACGACGGTTCCGACTCTACCATGGCGCGGGCCTATGAGGTCGAACAGCAATGGGGCGCACAGCAGGACGATTACCTTAACCGCGCTGCGGGCATGGTGCGCCTCTCTGAACTCTGGTATCGATACTATGAGCAAGCGCCTGTATTGTGGCTTCCTACGGGCTCTGCGGTCGAATATCAGCCGGGCAATCCATACCATGAGGCAGCGGTTGCGCAAGGCGTAGTACAGGTACAGAAAGCCCTTTTGCCGCGTATGCGCGTCTCTATCTGGCTCGGGCCTCACAAGTTGATGGATGAGCCGACGCCATTGCCGCATAACGGCTTTCCCTACATTCCATTCTGGTGTTTTCGCAAGGACAGGAGCCGCACGCCGTACGGCCTGATTCGCGACATGCGCGGGCCTCAGGATCAGATCATCGATCTGGATATTTTGCTTTATGAGGTACTGAACTCGAAGCGCGTAGAAGTCGATAACGATGCACTGGACCTGACACAGAACACGTATCAGGAAGTGGCCCAGAATGTCGCCAGTCCACGATCTTTTGTGGTGCTCAATGCACAACGCCGCAATGCCGAAGGGTTCAGGGTGGCGGCTGACAATGCTCTGGCAAGCCAGGTACTTCAGCTTGTACAAGAGCGCAAACAGCGAATAGAGGAAGTAAGCGGCGTCTACCGGGCAATGCTGGGGCAATCCAACGATGCAAAAAGCGGTATCGCTATTAATAACCTGGTCGAGCAGGGTTCAACCGTATTGGCAGAGCCGAACGATAATTTCCGGTATGCGCGGCGCCTGGTAGGGCAACAGATACTGGCGTTCGTGAAGCAGGATTTGCTAGGCAAACCGTCGCAAATATCAGTGCAGCAAGGCGCACAGAAGAAGGTCATTTACATCAACCGAGAGGTTATGACGCCTCAAGGCCCGGTTATCGAGAACGATATTGCTTCTGCCATGGTCAAGGTGGTGCTTGAGGACATCCCATCGACGCCTAGCTTCCGGGCGCAGCAATTAAACGCATTCAGTCAGATTGTCACCGCAGCTCCGCCGCCGTATCAAGCCGTGCTCTATCCAATCATGCTTGAATTGTCCGATGTGCCAAACCGGCATGAGGTCGCGGATCAACTGCGCAAGGTAGGCAATGTGCCCGGCCCAACTACGCCAGAGCAGGAGCAGGCGCAAGCGCAAGCCGCACAACAGCAGCAGGCGATACAGATGAAAGCCGTGGAACTGGACCTGCAAGCCAAGCAAGCTCAGGTCGATAAGCTACAGGCAGAGATTCAGAAACTACAGGCAGACGCTCAGGCGCAGCCGCAAATTCAGCAGTTAATGCTTCAGGTCGCACAACTCAAGCAAGCATTATCCGACAAGTCCGATGCGCTGAGCATACAGGCAGAGAAAGCGCATTCCGACGCAATAATCGGTGCAGAAAATGTGACGATCGCTCAACGAAAACAAGCACTTGACGAGCGCACGGCGGCGGCCAATCTAGCGGCACAAGGCACCAAGTTTGCTAATAATGTCAACGCATAAAGAGGTACTCAATGATTAAGTTCCTGAACGATGAAACGGTTTATGGCTACCGATATGGCAAGGGCTCCGTGGCACTGTTCGACACGCCGACTGAAACCGCTTTAATAGCCCAAGGGGATGCCGTTAATTACCCCGCTGTCACCAAGCCGGTCGAGGTTCTATCCAGTTCTGCCGTATCCGTATCATGCTCCTCTACTGGCGTTGATGAGATTCTGGCGGCGTTCACGATTGCGGCTGGAATACTGGGGCCGAACAGTATCCTGCAAATCGAACCCCTCTGGACATTCGCGAGCAGCGCGAATAACAAGCTCTGCAAGGTCAAAGTGGGCGGATCAACGGTGTACAACACGACGCGCACGACATCTGTTAAAGAGGCGCCGCTAATCGTCCTGGCGAACCGCAATTCGCTTGCATCACAAATCCAGCCGTACGACAACACATACATTACGGCGGGTTCAGGCGCACCAGCGACCTATTCAATCGACTTTTCGGTGGCTGTGACCGTGCAGATATTAGGCCAACGCGCAGCAAGCGAAGCAATGGCGCTTGAGTATTACCGCTGCCTTCATTTCGTTGGGGATTAAAGAATGACGACCTGGTACGTTCGCCCCGATACAAGCCATAGCGGAACGCGCAACGGCACGTCTTATGCCACGGCATGGGGCGGCTGGTCTGAGATCGTTTGGGGCGCGTCCGGCGTTAATGCAGGCGATACGCTCTACCTTTGTGGCGCTCATGCTTATACCGCTTCCATAGCAGTGGGGGCGCACGGCGGATCATCCAATACAACCAGAGCAACGATCAGAGGCGATTATTCCGGCGACGCTGGGAGCATAAACTTCACGGTTGCTGGCTGGATGAATTGCAGTAGAGCGTGGACAACGATCAAAGCGCTGGCCATTACTAGCACAGCCAGTGGGCAATACTGCATATACATTGGGGCTGCGGCCGGTATAGTAATTGATGGATGCTCCCTGGTCGGTGGTTATGCTGCTGTGGGGCTAGACTCAAGCATAGCCTATACCTCGATGACTGTTAGCAATTGCCTTATCTCGGGGCAGGAAAATATGGGCATCGCGCAAGGCATAGGCACAGCGTCGATTGTATCCTCCGGGATCAAAATAACTGGAAACACAGTTCACGATACTGGTTTGTACGGCATCTATCTTGCTATTGAATCTACCAACGCTGCTTGGGATACGTCGAGCTTCAAGGATTATCTGGTCGCGAACAACACGGTCTATAACACTCCCGGACCTTCGATCTACCTCAGGACGTGCAATAACGATAAAACAACGCCGCCGCCTATTTATTCATCGGGCTTGGTTGTGTCCGGGAACACGGTTCATGACTGCGGCACCGTAGCGGGAGATAACGGCAATCATGGAGGATTGCTTTTATCTGGTTTCGTCGCTCCGCTGATCGCCAATAACACGGTAAGGGATTGCTACGTTACCGGCGGCGGGATTCAGACTGCCAAAAACAAGCAGCCACGAATCATCTTCAACCGAGTGACAGGAATTCGCTCAGGCACCGATACGGCCAGCTTCCAGAATGGCTTTCCCATAGACGGCAATGGAATTTTCTTCGATGACTTGACCATAGATGGTCTTGCCTACGGTAATTACATCGCGGATTTGATCAGTACGGGCGATCCTAACAGCGGGTGCGGACTGGCATTCTGGACTGCAACCGGATCAAAGTACATCGGGAATATTGTCAAGGACTGCAACCGCGGGACATTCTTCGGAAGATCGGAAGAAACAGGCAATCATGTCCTGAACAACACTTTCATTAACTGCAATGCCGCCGTATGGAAGGTAGGGACCAGCGCGCTAACCGGGAATATCACGGTGAAGAACAATATTATGCATAACTGCGGTATAGGTTTCTTCATAGGAGCCAATCCCTCTACTACCGCTGATTACAACAACATCTATGGTTCTCCCAATCCATACGTTGGGATCTCCCAGGGTGCCAACGATCTGAGCGTTCACCCTATGCTAGACACGCTCTACCGCCCACAAGCGGCAGCGCTGATGCGATCTGGGGCTAATCTTGGAGGGAAGGACTACTACGGACGGCCATTTTACCAAGCGCCTAATTTTGGCGCTGTAGAGGACCTCACAGCCTCACCAAGATACACGATGAGGAAATAATATATTCACTCTTAACCTAAGCCGCTTTCGAGCGGCTTTTTTTGGCCCTGAGAAAAGGGGGATTTTCCCCCATTAATTGATTTTATTAAGGAATTTGATCTCGTCGCAATTTGCGACGGACTGAAACGCGCTCACGGCGACACCGAAGTTTTCTATCAACCCTGCCACGGCAGGCCCGCTCACTGGGTCAAGTAGTTGGAGATAAGGCAATGGAACTGGATCAGCTTACAAATGAACAAGTCGCATCCCTGACACCTGAAGAAATCGAGACTCTGGAAACCAATCCAGAAAAGCTCGATGAAATCATGGCGGCAAAGGGCGGCAAGGAAACCGATGAACCCGAACAGGAAGAGCAGGAAGGCGCGGCTAACGGCGCGGGTGAAGAGGAAGAGCCGGTCATTCTGAACAAGAGCGGCAAGGGGGTTATCCCTTACGAAAAGCACAAGCAATTACGGGTCGAGAATTCGACACTGAAGCAGCAATTACAGGATGCCCAAAGCAAACTGGATGAGCTGCTGAAGGCAAAGGATGAAGCCGGGAGCAAGAAAGATGTGGCAGAGGCAGACGACGCCATTGCCAAGCATCTTTCTAATCTCAAGGAAGAGATGCCTGAACTCCATACCGTGATTGCCGCCGTGCTCGAAGGGAGCCGCAAGCAAGGCGAAAAGCTGGAAAAAACGCTTGAAGAACTGAAGCGCGAAAAAGAGGAATCCGAGCGCATACAGCAACAGAGCGTTGCAGAGCAAGTAGCCGAAGCGAAGGACAATAACCCGGACCTGGTTCATTGGGAAAACAGCGATCCAGAAGCATGGGACGAAGCCTTACGGCAGGACGAGATTCTCCGGACAAATTCCAAATGGGTAAACAAGCCCTATGCGGAGCGGTTCGCGGAAGTTGTCCGCCGCGTAAGAGCCATCATGCCCGACGCCTCAGCACCGAAAAAACAAGCCGACCCGGAAAAAGTAAAGGCCGAAGCGAAAGCCAAGGTCGAGAAAGCCCCGGCAAGGAAACCCACAACCCTATCGGATATTCAGGGCGGAGCAAGCCCGGCAGCTACCGAGGCCGAACAGATTGCGAATATGCATCCGCAAGACCTCACAAAGAAGCTGATGAGCATGCCCACGCACAAAGCGAAAGCCTTGAGAGCCGAACTTGATTAAAAGGATTTGAGAAATGGCTGAAACAAACATAGCGAGCGGAAGTTCGTTAGCAATCAAGCAGTATAGCGCCGCGCTCTTTGCGAATACGCTGAAAGCAAGCACGGCAATGGACAACCTGGTTGGCCCGATTGATCCGTCCTCGGCAATGGAAAAGGTAGCCGGACAGACCGAGCCCGGCTTGCCTATCGTGCGTATCGACAACCTGATGAAGAATCCGGGTGACACGGTATCGCTCGATTTGGTGGATACGATCAGCGGCGAACCTATCATGGGCGACGTGAACCGCGAAGGCCGTGGCAGCGCACTTTCGTTCTCTTCGATGGACATCAAGATTGATCTGTCCAGCAAAGTGGTAGACGCTGGCGGAACGATGTCGCAGCAACGCACCAAATGGCAATTGCGGGAAATCGCGCTGGCGCAGTTATCCGGCTATTTCCCCCGGTTATCCTCACAAACCTCGCTGGTGCACCTGGCGGGGGCTCGCGGTTCCCAGACAGGAATGGATTGGACCATACCGATCCAGAGTTCCGCGAACTTCGCCTCGATCATGGTAAATACGGTCAAGGCACCGACCTATAACCGCCATTTCGTGGTGAATGGCTCGGGCCTGACGCAAGGCGGACAGCAACTGGGTTCCATCGTTTCGACAGATGCGCTGAAGCTGGTGCACCTGGACCTGCTTCGCAAGAAGCTGGATGACATGGATCAACCCTTGCAGCCTGTTTCCCTGCCCGGCGATAAGGCATCTGCAACTTCCAAGATGTGGGTTTTCCTGGCAACGCCTAATCAGTATTCGATTCTGTTGACGGAAGGATCGCTTCGGGCATTCCAGCAAAATGCCGTGAACCGGGCCGCTTATTTCGATACCAAGCACCCTCTTTTTGCGGGTGAAGTCGGAATGTGGAATGGCATTCTGGTGATCAAGAACGAGCGCGCTGTGCGTTTCGCAATCAGCGAGTCCACCAAGATCATCACTTCGGCCAACGCGGCAACCGCTACCGAAACCGATCAGGCTGTCAATGCTTCGCTCACCTCTGGCTACGCAGTCGAACGCGGCCTGTTGCTGGGTGCCCAAGCCCTCGGTATTGCCTACGGCAAGACGAAGGTATCCGGTATGCAGTTCGGTTGGAAAGAGCACTGGTACAACTTCGAGAGCAATCTTGAAGTCATGGGCGAAAAAGTATGCGGCCACATGAAAACCCGGTTCTCGGTTGATGACGGCACCGGCTCGAAGGTTCCGACAGACTTTGGCGTGATCGCGGTTGACTCCGCCGTTCCGCTGTAATCCATTCTGATCAAATAGCGCGGCCTTCGGGCCGCTCTAGTCTCATATTTTTTAAGGAGTTTTAACAATGGCTACTTTTAGCGCAGCAGATTTGAACAGCAAAACCCCGTACATGGGCGGATATGGCAATGCCATGCGCGTCTATGGCACGGTGACGCCTACGGCTGGCGCAGCGGCTGATATTTATAAGCCGGTTCGCATTCCCGCTGGCATGACTGTTACCGGGCTTGAAATCAACAATGCTGACCTGGATACAGGCGGCACGGCATTCGCTGTCAAGATCGGTTATACGCCGGTCAATTCCGCCGACGGTCCGACTGCCGTATTGGATTACTTCACCGCCGCAACTACGTTCCTGTCAGCCGCCTCTCTTACCCGGTTCCGGTTTGCTCCGATCAAGTTTGAGTTCGATGTCGATCTGATATTCACGGTAACGACTGCCGCAACCACATTCGCCAGTGGCGATATTGTTGCGTACGTCGAAGGACTGGCAACCGGCCGCAAGTAATTCTTTAATGCAGCCACACTGGGCGCTCTTTGGGGCGCCCTTTTTATTGGGATTCAAACATGCAAATACAGTACATCGGTAAATGCAGCAAGCAAGACAGCATACGCGGCGTAGGGCTGCACTGGGAACCCGGCCAGGTGCGCAACGTGTCACTGGGAGTCGCTGAGCGACTGTTGCCATTCAAGGATACGTGGGTACGAATAGGGGAAAGCACCGGCGAAGAGATAGGTCTGATCTCCGAGGAAAAGCCGACAGAAGAGCCGCTTCCTGTAATTGATTTTCACGCGATGGACAAAGCCGCGATAGTTGAGTTCGTTTCCCGCGAGTACAACGAGAAACTGGACAAACGATTAAGCACAGAGAGCCTTCGCCATAAAGCAATCGCCCTCTTTGGACAGCACCAAGCGGATCTCGTCACGTAATGGCATTCACCTATCAATCAGTTTGCGATCTCGCACGCCTGCCCTTGAATGATACGGACAAGGCCCGCTATTCGGATGCTGACCTGCTCAGCTATGCCAATCACGGCATTCTTGCCTTGGCAAAGAGGCGCCCGGACCTGTTCATAGGCAACTTCTCCGCGCTGCCAGATGGACAAAAAGCCTTGACTGATACCTTCCCGCTGGCGCCCGGATACGTTCAGACATTGGCAGATTACGTGACTGCGCGCGCCGAAATGACTGACGATGAGCATGTTGATTCCGGCCGGGTAGCGGTATTCGCCCAACTATTCGGTGCCGAGGCCCAGCCATGAGCAAGGTTTGGTCGGATTTTTACGATTACGTTCTGCCTGATCTGCCAGGCGTTGCGCTTGCTGCCGTTGATCTCGCCCTACGCCAGGCGGCAATCGCATTCTGTGCTCAATCAATGGCGTGGAAATACACGCATCCTGACGTTGCGATAGTCGCGGCCACGGCTTCATACCCGTTCGTTCCGCCCACAGATGCCGTGGTGCATGTCATTACCTATGCGGAATTCGACGGCACCGAGATCGGATGCAGGACAGGTGAATCAGGAATCACGCTCGATGACTGGCGCAACCAGACTGGCACACCCGAATATGTTTTCGGCGGAGCTACTGCTTTAACGCTGGTCCCGACGCCGGATGTATCAGGAACGCTATCGATGGAAGTCTCATTGAAGCCTTCCACATCCGCTGCCGGAATTGATGACGACATTTTCAACGAATACCGGGAAGCCATCGTTCACGGCGCCCTTTCCCGGTTGATGCTGTCACCCAAGAAGCCTTATAGCAGTCCTCCGCTTGCGACCTACCACCAACAGCAATTTGTGGTGCTGACTGGGCAGGCCGGGCTTAGGAAAGACCGGAACTTCACCAGGGCGCCACTACGCACCACGATACTGCGGCGAGGATCATAAATGGGACTCAAATTTAGTAATTTCGGCAAGGCAATCATTGCATCCGCGCCTTCCGGTACAACCGGCCTATCGTTTACCGTGGAAGCTGGGAAAGGATTGTTTTTCCCGACGCTAGGAGCCGGGGACTACTTCTACGGGATCTTCAAGGATGCTTCTGGCAACCGTGAAGTGGTCAAGGTGGAAGCGCGTTCCACCGACACCATGACCATTGCAGCAAGTAGCCGCGGCCTGGATGGAACAACGGCAAGAACATGGGCGGCTGGTGATTACTTCGTTGCAGGGTTGACGAATATCGCTCTGGATGAATCCGTCGGCAATGCAAATCTGTTCGCACTTGGGGCGCTGGTTTCCGCTGCCGACAAGTTGCCCTACTTCACCGGGAGCGGTACGGCGGCGCTGGCTGATTTAAGCGCATTTGCGAGAACATTTATTGATGATGCCGACGCCGCATCTGTCCTAGCGACACTCGGAATAAGCGCGTTCATACAAACCTTCCTGAACGACGTGGATGCAGCCACAGCAAGGGCAACTCTCGGGACTGTTGGGTTAACCGGGGATGAAACCATAGCAGGTAATAAGACGCTGTCCGGCACATTGACGCCATCCGGCGGAATCGTCGGAAGAGCCACGAATAGCACGCCAGCCGCAGGGCACATCGGCGAAAAGAAAGAATCCGAGGTTCTCGTTGCATCCGCAGTACCGCTTACATCTAGCGTTGTTGGCAACGTTACCTATATAGACCTCGATCCCGGCCAATGGATGGTATACCCCAATGTCCTGTTTACCTACGGGGCCACAACAAGCATCACCCATTTACAGGCCGGTGGGTCTACCTCGTCCGCGGCCTTGAATAACACCGAACGATCATCTCACTCCTTCCCTGGGGGGGTAGTTCCGGGAACTTTAATCCCTATGGGATGGGCGTGTCCAGAAGTTGAAGTGAAGGTTCCCGCAGCATCAACAACTAGGGTTTATTTGGTCGCGTACGGGGTTTTTACCGTAAGCACATTATCTGCATATGGAAAAATTAAGGCTATTAGGATAAGTTAAATGATTGATTTACGCCTGTATTTTCCCAATTCGAACACCGTAATCCTGAACAAAAACAGCGGCAGCCAAAGCACGAAGTACACCTTCCTGAAAGACCCGCACAACGGCATTGAGAACGTCTATTGGGGATACCACAACCTGGCTAAGCCAGGCGTGCCGTACCAATGGTGCAAGCAATACTGGCGGAATGGGGTGTGGTGTACAGACACATATGCCGTGTTATTCATGGGCGACGATCAATCAGTTACCGAAACAGGCGACTGGTACGCCTCAACCCCTTGCACCCCGAATGTAGTCCTTGGTTATAAGACTACATCAGGCGTTAATACGGGGCTTGCATGGGCGCCTGTAGGGGGAATATCCACGGCTCCCGCTATCGTCGAGTGTGACGTGTGGCGACAAAACACCCCTGGTGCGCCGTACGGTAACAGCGGGACGAAAGCCTATTCACGAACCTCACTAATAGAACATTTCGATACGTTTACACCGAAGTTCGGCAGGGACATAAACGGCATTTGGTGCGAAGGCGGCAGCAAGACATATGCCGATGTAATACATATTGTGATGTATCACGGCACCAAGAACGCGAACAGCCCGCAAGTTCGTTGTATTGGGCCTATGACCGCGAACGGTGCCTATTACCAGAGCTACAAGGATTACAACTCCTATGCAATAGAGTTGTGGCTTGCCGCTGGCGTGGGGATCATTCAGGAGAATTGCCCTTTCATCGAAGATGCAAGTGCATGGGGCGGCACGATCTCAAACTGTTCCGGGGATATATTCGCTAACCCGGTTGGCAGTTGGATTACTTACATAGATCAACAATAGGAGCGGTAAATGGCTAAATCAGTATGGGAAAAGGCAGGAGACGAAGCGCGGCAAGCGGCAGAGCAGGCAGACACGAAAGCTGACTCTCTGCTTGATAAGTTGAAGGCATCAAAATGGACGGCGGCCATCATAGTCGGCGGCGCCGCAATTTGCCTTCTGATTTGGGGCGTATCCATCCTGCTTGCGAGGTAGGTAATGGCGCAAAACGAAGGCGACGACCGGCGGCGCGGCCCATCAAACTACACGCTCTCATTCAGCGGAATCATTGCCGTCGCTGGGCTCATAGCCTCTGGCGTCGCCACTTATAACGCGGTGCAAAACGATATCGCAACCCTGAAAAGGGGGGAGATGTACCAGGAGCAGACAAACCAGCGCCTTAGTGAAGAGATCAAAGCGGCCCGGTATGAGCAACGCGAAACCATGCGGGAGTTCAACGAAAAATTGGACAGGATTATCGAACAGTGGCCTCAACGAGGGAGACGATGATGAGATATGCACTATTGACATCCGCCATCATTCTGGCGGCCTGCACTGTACCTCCTATGGAGCAAGCACAGGAGACAAAGACAGCCCCTGTTTCCCCGGAGATTAAAATCACGGCGCCGCGGACCGTACAGCCTCAGCCTGCGCCGAAACCGAAACCCCCACAGCAATCGCCGTGTGTGGATATTGCCACTGGTGATCCAACAGAAGATGTGCGCGCCAAACTGGATTGCCTGAAAGAGCATGGCACGAAATGAAGTGGATCAATTGGTTTAAAGGCTGGCCGGTAACTTTCATGGGCATTACATCGCTATCCATGGGGACTGCCCTTAATTCCGGGCTTGATAGTGGCCTTATCGTCAATGGCTTTTGCATGATTGTTGCCGGGATCATTCAGTACACGGTGGACAGATGATTAAACCTTCCAGAATGGCCGTAAGCGGCATAGGCATTAGCGCCGCGCTTTTAATTGGAATCCTGAAATACGAAGGATACAGAGACGAAGCATATATCCCCGTTCCTGGCGATGTTCCGACCATTGGAGCCGGGCGCACCGAAGGCGTGAAGATGGGCGACAAGACCAATCCAGTGCGGGAAATGCAGTATTTATACAACAACATTAACGATAAATACGCTGCCGGAGTGCGGAAATGTATCACTGTCCCTCTGTATCCGCATGAATTTGAAGCTCTTATAAATATATCATATAATGCTGGCGTGGGCGCCGTGTGTCGGGAACTTGCACCTAAATTCAATGCCGCACGTACAGATGAAGATTATGCGCGTGCGTGCGCTGCGATAGAGGGGTGGCGCGTCACAGTGGGCGGGCGAGATTGCCGCGATAAAAAGAACAATTGCCGCGGCCTCGTTGTGCGTAGAAAAGCACAGCGGGCGCAATGTGAGGGTGCAGCACATGGGCAAGAAATGGCGGATGGGGCAACTTTGTCTTGAATGGTATCACTCGGCGGAACGCGAAATGGGCACACTCGGAATGGTATGGTCAAGGCAGCCAGTTTACTTGGCAGCAACCATTACGCAGATAGACGGAAATTACATAATAAGTGAGTACAGTTTGCGAGGATTAAGCGACATCGAGCGGGCCTCTCTGGAAGAATACCTTTCTCGTTATAAACCGGGCTCAGGTGCATTTGAATGACTGCTTTTCGTATTGCTGGCTTCTCTGGCCTCGTTCCCAGAGCGGCAAAGCAGTTGCTCGCCCCCAACCAGGCGCAAGTTGCGACAAATTGCAATCTAACCAGCGGAGACTTACGGCCACGTAGCGGGCCTTTGCTGATAGCTGCGCCAGTCATTGATGCAGACATCGTTTCCATGTTCCGCATGGAAAAGGATGGGAACGAAAAGTGGCTGGCCTGGGATAAGGATGTTGATGTTGCCAGATCCCCGATTGCCGGGAATACTTCACGGCGATTCTATTACACTGGCGACGGCGAGCCGCGCACATCCGATTACGACACGGCGACCGCCGGGATCGGGCCTTATCCTTCAGGTTGCTATGTGCTGGGAGTATCGCCCCCAATCACCGCGCCTACAGTCGGCCCTTCTGGCGGGGTAAGCGGTACAACCTCATCACGCGCTTACGTTTATACCTTCGTCACTCCATGGGGCGAAGAATCCGCGCCGTCTCCTGCTTCTACCGTCACCACTGGAAAAATAGATGATACCTGGGCGCTTTCAGCAATGGATACCGCTCCGCCCAACAGCGGGACAGCAAGCGCGGCAGTCAAGGATACGCCTTCAGCCGGGTATGTGACAGTCACCCTTGATTCTGTATTCGGGCTCCGGGCATACGAGGAAATCACATTCGCCTCGGTTGCTGGCATGACCGATCTGAATGCAAAGTTTCCTTTGGTAAGCGTAGACTCAGCCACAAACAAAGTGGTTGTCCTGCTATCCACCACACAGGTTTATTCCTCGGGCGGAACCTGGGCGCGCGTGGCACCGCATAACACTGTTGCCATGACAAAGCGCATTTACCGCTCTGTAACCGGCACCAGCGGGACAGAATATCAATACGTTGCAACCATTACCGCCGCGACCACAACCTACAACGACACAACCCTTGACGCCAACCTCGGAGAAATATTGCCGTCCACAACCTGGCTCATGCCGCCAGCTAATATGCTGGGCATCGTAATCATGGCAAACGGCATTGCCTGCGGATTCTTCGGGAACGAAGTTTGTTTCTCTGAACCATTCAGGCCCTATGCGTGGCCTACCGCCTACCGGCAAACGTACGACCAGGACATCGTAGCCATCGGCATTACCGGCACAACGCTTGTCGGCATGACTAAGGGAAACCCGTTCACCATTACCGGCGTAGACCCGGTAACCATGGGCGGCGGCATGGAGAAGCTGGGTGTGGCCTGGCCGTGCATGTCAAAGCGCGGCGTCGCCACCTTCGCCTTTGGCGTTGGCTACCCGGCGCCGCAAGGATTCGTGATAGTTGGCACGCCAACGGATATCGTTACAAAAGACCTCTTCACGCTGAAAGAATGGTCTGAACTGAACCCGGATACGTTCATTGCCGCTTCAGCAGATAACCGCTATTACAGCGGATATACAGCGGACAGCAGTTCCCTCATGTTCGTTATAGACAAGAACGAATCGGCTTCCTTTTTGAAGGTCAACCAACGCATCAGCGCGATATGGGCCGACCCTTGGACCGGAAAACTTTATGTCGCTACCGACCAGAAAATATACCAATGGGAAGGCGATCCTGGAACAAAGCTATCGTACGAATGGAAGAGCAAGAAATTCATCACGGCGCCGCCAGTAAATTACGGGGCGGCGAAAATAGATGCTGACTTCGATATGTCAGAAGAGGAATCGGCTGCCGCACAAACCGCATATGACGCAGCTGTGGCAGCGAATGAAGCGCTCATCACAAACGGAGCAATGAATGATAGCCTGGCCGACCCTTCAATAGGCGAATACGAGATAGGCGGCGATGAAATGGCAGTGATTCCCGCTTTGGTTGCCGATTCCCTGCAATTCCAGCTCTGGGCAGACGGACAGCTAAAGCACACGAAGCAGGTTATAAACAGTCGCGCATTCAGGCTGCCGGGAGGTTATAAGGCCGACAACGTGGAAATAGTCCTATCTGGGAATGTAAAAGTAACCGGCGTGGTGCTGGCCGAAACGATGGATGGGTTGAAGGGTGCCTGAATAATTTAAGAATATTTTTATAGGATTTTACAGATTTAACACATAAGCCGCTGAAATAGCGGCTTTTTTTACGACTACAGAAAGGAGTTATTGAATGGCGAAATACGCTCACGCAGACGTTCTAGACGGCGGCCTGAATGGTATCAAGAACGTGGCAATTCGAATGCTACTACTCAAGGCTTACGCCGCCGGAGACAGCTATGCGACCGTGACCGGCAATGCAATCTGCACCGTCGTAATGGTTTCAGGCGACTACACCTTATCCGGCGCGGATGCTGCGCCGCGTGTCCTGACAGTCGCCGCCAAAACCGGAACCGCCTCTGCCGGTTCCGGCGCAACTCCGAATCTGCATATCGCCTTCACGGACAATGTAAGTAAGGTCTTGTGGGTGACGGATGAAACCAGTGATCAGGTAGTGACCAGCGGCAACACGATCAATTTTCCTAGCCTGACATACACCAGCAATCAACCCACCTAAGGAGTAACCATGCTTACAGATCCACAAATGCAGATACTCGCAACTGCATTGCGCGCCGAGACAAACCAGGTCGTTGTAGATGCGCTCGCTATCCGCGACGACATTTCGCTAACAAACTGGGTGAATACCGCAAGCACAACCAGCGCATGGAATCCGACCATGGCGAAGCGGGATCTATTTGAGGCGACAAACGTCACCAAGTTCGACGGCCTTACTCAAGGGAAACGCGACGCATGGAAACTCCTGCTCGATAATTCGCCAATCGACATATCCCGCCAGAAGATGCGAAACGCCGTTGTGGACACCTGGGGGAACACTGACAGTGTAGCAGTGCTTACCGCATGTACACGGTTTGCCACAAACGGCGAACTGTATCTGGGCTCATCCGACGCAACCACGAATACTGTGACAGCCAAAAAGCTGAACGTGCCGGGATTGATAAACCTGAATGACGTGTCGCAATCCCTCAATAGGTTCCAATAATGGCAAATGAATTGAAGATGGTATTTGGTAGCGCGACTACTGTAATAAGTCTCGCTGCCGCCCTTTCCAGCGGTGCGAATACCTATTCGGGGCTGGCAAGCTGCACCATGACCCAATTGGATAACAGCACTACGCTTTACCCAATGGCAAAGGCCGTGCTGAATATCAATGATACCTTCGCGGCTGCGCCAACAGCGGGCGGCACCGTTGACCTGTTCATGTACGAGGAAAGCGTAGACGGCGCCACCAATGAAACACCTGTACCCGGCGCATCCGACATTGACAACCTTGCCCGGTATGTAGGCTCATTCATCGTTGACAATCAGGATGTGGCGCACGTAAAGGCAATCATCTTTCCAATTGACGGCGTACAGAAAGCCAAGTTCGCTATCAAGAACAGCACAGGCCAGCAAATCAGCTATACCAGCGTGGCGACCACCGTCAAAGTAACTCCGTTCAGCTACGTGCCTACTTAAATGCCCTTTCTGTTAGTCCCAAAGCGGTTTGTGCAGCAGCCGCAATATGCTGCAACCATCGACCGCCAAGGGCTCGGCAAGGGAGCGCAAATCCTCTTAAATCCTGCCGTTGGCCTAATTGATCAGGCAACCGGCAGGGCATGGACAGCAGGCGGCGACGCAAAGGCCATAACGACAAAGTATGGCAAGGCAATCAACTTCGATGGCGTTGACGATTACCTTGAGTACTCTGGATACCCGGAGTTATCCGGCAATGTCGGAACGCTGGCAATCTGGTTTACCAGAGTTGGCGTAAATGATGACTTCGGCCATATTTACCTTGCTGAATCAACAGCCGCATGGTTCACCCAGTATCACTATCCCAGCGGGACCCTGTATTTTGCCGGGATAGGCTCGACAACACCATTATCCGGCTGGTTCAACACAACCAATCGCTCGATGGTGCTGACTACAGACGGCACCGCGGCGGGCACCAAATGCTACATTGATGGCGCAGATAGCGGCCTGGCATGGTCAGCGACTCCCGCATCATGGCCTGCCGGAACCAAACTTCTACACATCGGCAATTACAGCGGGGCGGCTACCATCGATACCGATGGCTCCATGCTGTCTTTTGCCTACACCAACAGGGCGTGGCGTCCCGCTGAAGCTAAAGCGTTTCATGACAGTAAAGGCAACGCCTTATTCAAGGCAGCGCCCAGACTGTTATGGGTAGCTCCCGCCAGCGGGATTACCCTTATAGGGGCAAACTCTACTCAAGCCAACCCCAGCAGCACGGCGGCAATCACACAGGCTCATACGCTCACAGGGGCTGGCTCAACCCAGAGCAACGCGAGTTCCACCGGATCGATAGCGCAGACGCACATTCTCACTGTAGCAGGCAGCATTCAGGAGAATGCTTCAAGCACCGGATCGATAGCGGGCGGCGCCAATCTCACCATAGCGCCAAGCGACCAGGCAAATCCGTCATCAACCGGCGCAATAACCCAGACTCATATTCTGGTAATGGCGGCAAGTGTGCAGGACAACATTGCTGCCGCTTCCCCGATTGTCCAAGCACATATCCTCGCTGCCGCGAATGCCGTTCAAGCGAATCTAGGGAGCACTGGCGCAATCGGCCTTAGCACTGGCGATCTCACGGCAGAGAACGCGACTCAAGCTAATCTGAGCGGTACTGGCGTAATCTCCATGGTCGGTATCGTTCCTGATGCCTTCCTAAGTTCCATGGCGGTATCGACCGCTATAAAGAAACCAGGCGTACCCGCCGGGACACCGGACTGGCTCAAGACAATTATTGAAATCGTACTGGGCCGGCGCGGCAACAAGATAACGGCTCCGGCAGCGCAAACATTGACTTTTTCCGCAACGCCAACTAAAGCTGAGTGTGAGGCTTTATATGCTTATGTCAACACGGTAAGGGATTCAGTCGATCAACTCTTGAATAGATTGGATAGCTAATGCATCCACACTTATACGAAATCCTGAAGGCGAACATTGGGCAGCCTCTCTCGCCGGACCTGGCCGCCGACATTCTGGTTGCGGCAGATCGAGTGCCAACACTTGTACCTTTGAACGTTATAGATCAGGTAAAGCCAGCCTCATGCGGCGATTTCACGTTCTCGGTCGAGAAAATGAGCGACATCGTTGACTGTATGCGCCACTTGCACCGGGCGCACTGGGCTGAAACCGAAGGTCACCGCCATGGACTCGACCTTAATCCAGACTACGACACATTCATTCGGTACGAACGGGCCGGGCGCTACATTCTTTTCACTCTACGGGACACCGGGGAACTGGTCGGAAACTGCGCAATGTATCTGGATATGAGTGCCCATACAAAAACGCTCATTGCTACCGAAGATACCTTATACCTTTTGAAAAAAGCCAGGCGTGGACGAGTAGCAAGTTCATTCATTGCTTATTGCGAAGCAGCGCTGAAGCAAATCGGAGTACGCGAAATTTGCGTAACAGTGAAAACAGTCAACAAGGCGGGGCGCTTCTTTAGGATGCTCGGCTATAGCCACGTCGAAAACGGTTTAACCAAAGTATTGGAGGATTAAATATGTGTTCCCCGAAAATTCCCAAGCCAGATCCCGCTATAGGCGAAGCAGCAAAACAGAATTCAGACATCGCCGCATCAATGCGCGACATCGCGAAGGACCAACTTGCCTGGGAGCGTGACCGTGCGGCCGTGCAAGATCCTCTAGTCCAGAGGATCGTCAATCAGCAAATCACACAAGGCGATACCAATCAGGCACGCGCTGATGAGCAATGGAATATCTACAAAAACCTGTTCCAACCTGTCGAGCAGCGCATGGTGGACGACGCTAACAATTTCGATTCCCAGGAGCGCAAAGACAGGATGGCGGGGCAAGCCGCCGCCGATGTGACGCAATCCTATGCCAACACCGCAGACCAGAACCAAAGGCAAATGGAGCGCATGGGCATCAACCCAAACTCTGGCCGATTCGCCGCGATAAACAATGAAGTGAATCTGAACAGGGCGAAGGATACTGCCGGGGCCATGAATACAGCGCGCACGAATACCGAACTACAAGGCTTGGCGCTGCGCCAAGGCGTAGCGCAATTCGGGCGCAACATGCCGAATACGGGGCTTGCAGCGGATGCCGCGGCTTTGAATGGCGGCAACTCAGCGGTTAGCAACATGAACGCCAGCAATGCCGCGAGAAACGCAAGCATGGCCTCAGCACAAAACTGGTTTGGCGGCGCAACCAACGCCAATAGCTCTGCTGGCAATCTCGGGCTAGGACTGTACCAAGGACAGCTTCAAAGATCGCAGATGAAACAAAACCAATTTAACGACACATTAAGCGGTATCGGATCAATGGTCGGATTGGGCGGAATGATGTTTTTGCGCAAGGGCGGGATGATCAAAAGCTATCGCCCATACAGGCCGCGCATAACTCTCAAGCGACCTCCTTCACTCGGGCGATTGCGGCCTAAAGGTTACGATGAAGGCGGCATGATCGAGGGTCCTGGAACCGGCACAAGCGATTCTATTCCGGCCAGCATTGAAGGTGTGCAGCCTATTCGCGTATCAAATGGCGAAGCAGTGCTCAACAAGGAAGCTGTGCAATTGGTGGGCGAAGATTTCATTCACCGTATCAATTCTGGCGGGTTGGCAATGCTCAATGGCAAACAGGAAGAAATGACAGAAGGAGCAGCATAATGGGACTTGGCTCATTCATGGGCGGATTGACATCTGGCCTTAACACCGGAATGAACATCAAGAACAGCAAGAAGTATCTTGATATTTACCAGCAATATGCGGACCAGAGCGCGCTGGAACATAAGCAGAAGCAAGATGACAGGGACAAGGCCGCAGCAACATCAGAAGATGTCCTTACCGGCCTTGCCGACATTGCCGATGGCGGGACCAAGCCGCTTTCATTCCGCACCGATGGAAGCAGCGCACCGATGAACATGGCTCCGACTCAGGAATCAATGGCGCTGCGCCCCATGACTGACCGCCCCAACTATGGCATGGGGATCATCAAGGGATACGCACAAGGCGGTTTGGCAACTCTGGACGATGGCGTATTTTCTGGTGGAGTACCGCCGTCTAGCGTCGGGTTATCCACCATGGCCCCACCACAACAGCCCCAACCCCAGCAACCCCAGCAGGCGCCGGAAGAAAATCTCACGCCTCAGCAACGAATCACCAAGGCGATGATGACAACCGACTTGCTGAGCAATCCTGACAAGCTCAGCAAAATGCAGGCATTCGCGGAATTGCACGGCATGGGCAAGGCCATTACGCCGTTCCTGGAGCGCGCCTACACCGCAAAGAAAACCGGGATGATAGATGGTGCCATGCAACTGATGCGCGGCCAGGTGGATGACGCGATAGACAGCCTGAGGCGCGGCGGCGTCAAACTAGCTGACCGTCCAGAACCAGCAGACCCGAATAATCCACGGCTATGGAAAATCAACATAGAAGGCGTGGGCGAAAAGGTAATGGACATAGGGAATCTCCTGCAAACAACGCTCGACCCTGACAAGTTCCTGAAACACGACCTGGAAAAAAGCGTAGCGCAAGGAAAGCGCAACGTCTCTGACTCACAAGTATTGGTGAACAATGCCAGGGTAGGGAAACTGAATGCAGAAACCAAAAATGTCGGGAAAACTGGCGGTCTAGGCGGACCCGGCAAACTTCCCCGAGTAGTACGAACCGTCGAAACTAATCAGGGAATTGTGGCCGTAATGTCCGATGGCACACAGAAAGCTCTCACTGGAACTAATGGGAAACCGCTATTCGGTGCGTCCGGGCAGAAGGTAGCGGCAACTCTTGTGGGCAAGACGCTTTCCCCTTACGGCGAAAATGGCGACATTGCCGGAAAGGTAAATGAATTAACCGGGCAACTTCGCGGCGACGAGACACCGCCACCAGAAGCCGCACCGGCACCAGGCCAGAAAAAAGTATTGATCTTCGGTAAGGATTTTAAATAATGGCGCAACAAGTAGAGGCATGGGGCAATCTCCTTGAATTCCCTGATGGCATGTCACATGAAGAAATGTCAGCAATTATCAGGAAAAACGAAGTTCACCTGAACCCGAACGCCTCTACTTTCACCAAAGCAAAATCTGCCGTATCAAATGCGGTAGATGCTGGCCTATCAATGCTCACGCCGAAGAAGAGCATCGCGGATCAGGCACAAGAGAAATCCGCTTCGCTTGCCAGCACAGCCGCACCTCAAGTTCCTGGCGTACCCATTCGCCGGGACTATTACGCCAAAGTGGTAGCTAATCCAGATCAGGAGACACAACCGGGGATTACTGAGCGCGTACGTCAAATTGCGGCCAACGACAAACAAGCACAACTCGCAAAACGAACGGTAGGCAATGCCCTCGTTTCATCCGAACCTGTACCGGAAGAAGGCGGCTTCATCAACTCTGCCGGGCGCACCATAGGGCAAGGCATAAAGGGTGCCGGACAAGTTGCGGCCGACTACATGGGCGCTGATAGCAATAACGCCGTGAAGCAATACGGTCAAGCTGTCATCGACGCCAATCCAACGGCCGTAAATTCCCTCAAGGATATTGCCGCAAAGCCGGGTACTGCCTTTACTGAAGCAACAGGGAACGCAGCGCCTTCAATGGCGGGAATGCTGGGGGCGCGCGCCGTCGGGCAAGGCATTACCGCATTATCCCCTCTGGCCGGTCCCGCTGCGCCTCTCGTTGCCGCTGCCGGTCAAGTTGTGTCATGGCTCGGGCCTGCCGCTATCGCTGCCCTGCCGTCCTACGGCGGCATCCGCGACAAGCAAATCCTGAACGATCCCAAGAACGAGAAGGACGCCAAGGCTATCGCTATTGCGACCATGGGCGCTGCCGCTGTAGGCGCTATCGAACAGGCATTCGGGCCGCAACAATGGGCGCTTGCGGCCATGACAAAGGAAGGAAGGGCGAAACTCGCAGAGAAATTCGCGGCGACCACATTGCCGGGAGCCATGTTAAAGGGCGGCGGCAAAGGTGCGGCAATTGAAGGAGCAGAAGAACTAGCCCAGAACCCCATAGAACAGCTTGCAGCAGGCGATAACCCGACTACTCCGGAAAGTATCAAGGAAACATTATTCGGCGGCGCCATGGGCGCCATAGGCGGTTTTGGCATGGGTGCTGGCGTGCCTGTCATTGCTGGCAAGCCTGTTACCGAACATTCCGACGCGGCTTTGCGGTACACCGCTAAACGTGGCAGCGAACGCGCCAAAAAAGACGCTCAGGCAGAGTTAGACCGCCGGGCAACCCAAGGGGTAGACCCAGAGATTGCAAACGCTCCTGAGGCCACCAGCGACGCTGTAAACCACATTATCGAAACAGGCAGGGACAAGGCAGACGAGACGCGCAACACACCTGCTCCCGACGCGATCCCGAATAACATACTTGATGACGAGGAAACCAAAGATACCGCGCCAAAAAAAGAAGCGGAAGCCCCAACTTCGATTCTGCCAAAGCCTGACGACACCAAACCTGCGGATGAAGTAAAAGCCGGGGCGAATCAGCCGACAGTCGTACTGCCCGACAGCACAACTCTACCGGCACAGTGGGATGTCGTTGATGCCGACTCTGTAAAGGCGTCGCTGAAGGAAGGCATAAACCAGCCTCGGGACCGCTCGCGGGCCGCTTCAGATATTCAGGTCCAGGGCATTGCGAACAATCCTGATTACCGCCGCCTGTCCGATTCGCCTGTAATGGATGTGGGCGCCCCAACGCTTTCGCACGATGGCTTAATCGTTGGCGGCAATGGCAGATTCGAGGGGATCAACCGCGCCTATGACCAAGGCACCGCAGCGGTTTACCTTGCGCAACTGAAAGCCGACGCAGCGGCAAAAGGCATTGACCCGGCCAAGATAGACGGCATGAAAAAGCCGGTACTGGTACGCCGCATTACGCAGCCATTCGATACCCGCAAGCTGGCGATAGCTTCCAACTCAGGCACCGGGATGCAGTATTCCGGTCTGGAACTCGCCAAGATCGATGCTGGCCGGATGAAGAATCTCTCTGACCTGGAAGTCACCGATTCGGGTGACATTGCCTTGACCGGGGCGAATATCCAGAACTTGCGCCATTCCCTCAGCGGTTTCAATGCGGCTGAACTAGGAGCGCTCGTTGACAAGGACGGTAAGCTATCGCAAGAAGGAGTGCGGCGCATAAGAAACGCCATGCTCTACCAGGCATACGGAAATTCCCCTACGCTTGAACGGCTGGTCGAGTCCACAGATAACGATCTTCGGAATATTTCCGGGGCGCTCGTCAAAGCGGCCGGATCGGTATCGAAAGTTCGCGCCGATATTGAATCAGGCGCAATACCCAAGGAACTCGATGTAAGCCAGGATCTTGTTTCAGCCGTCGAGGAACTATCCAAGATCCGGTCAAAGGGAATGACGGTTGACGAATACCTGGCACAGATCGGCATGTTTGACGATGGCCCCAGCGATACCGAAAAGGATATTCTGCGGGTACTGGAAGCCAACATTCGCTCCCAAAAGAAGATAGCGGACTTCATCAAAGCCTACTATGATTCAATAGCAAAACTTGACCTGACATCTGGCGATATGTTTGGCGCCAGCATTCCAACCAAACCGGAACTGTTGAAAAATGCAAAAGAAAGAATCACAGAAAAGCAGCCAACCTCCGAAGACCTCTTCGCAAAGCCCGATAGTAAACCTGATGCAAAAAGCGAGAAGCAATCCGCTAATAATGAAAGCCCTAAAGGAAGCGGCGGACAAGATCAGGTAAAGCCGGAGTCGAAGGCTGGGCGCCCATACGCCACAGCCGAGGACCGTGATAACGCAATATCACGACTTGAAGCAATCGCGAAAGCGAAAGGGTTTGATTCTGTTGCGTCAATAAAGGACGCCGCCGAGTTCGGCGCATCAGAAACAGAAATATCCGCAGCCATTGAGAATGGCGAAGATGCAATACAAAAACTCGCATACCATTATTTCAAGAAAAACAATGGGCTGAAACAGGGCTTCGGAGACGCCAAACATACTCCACCTTCACAAGAACCTTTATCGCCAGAAGAGAAACGCATAAGCCGACTTCTTGGGACAGGCTTTTATGATCTATCCGATAAAGATCACAAAGCTATCATCAAGATAGCCGGAGCAAAATCGATTGACTCATTTGAGTCGCTGCCAATATCCGAGCGTAGAAAAGCCATACTGAAGTGGGATAGCCAGAAAACAGAACCTAAACCGGCACCTAAGCCTGAGCCTAAACCCAAGCAGGAACAGAAGAAAGAAGCAAAACCTAAGGAAGAAAAGCCCAAGGCCGCACCGAAAAAATCACTCAAGACCCGACATAAAGATGCCCTTGAAAAACTGGCTGATCATTACACACCTGGCAACATTATTGGGCGCCGGGGCGGTCAACATGACCGCGTAATATCCTTTGACCGTAAAGGCCATGATTGGTCTGTAACCGTCGAAGAAGTTAAGAAAGACAAAGATGGTAAGTGGATAAGCGTTGGTAGACCCCGCACACACTCCACCTACCCCGATAAGATGGATGTTATCGTTGAGCGCACTGAGCCAGCCGATGAAAAAACCAAGTCAAAAGAAAAAGCGCATGATTCTTTGCGGGGGAATCCAAAACCGTTACGAGGCGGGCGAATCCTCGCAAACGGAATCGCGGAAACCATCCAACACAAAGGTGTTGCGGCGCTCGTCGGACAAAAAATCTCGACTCCCGCACAGCTCGCAGAGTTAGCCCAGATATACCGCAACCCGCGGTATGAAACCGTCCGTATTTTCTTCACCAAAGGCAACAGCATTGTCCTGGCATCCGGCGTAACGTCCCGCCTGCCAGCATCCGCGTCATTGATGCCTGCTGGCATGGCTCAGAATGAATGGCTGGACTGGATGAAAAGCACGATGCAAACCGCTGAAGCCGACGGCTATTGGCTATTGCACAATCACCCTTCTGGCGATCCGACACCAAGCGGGGCAGATCTCATGGTGACAAAAACCCTGGCAAAACTGGTGCCTGGGATGAAGGGGCATGTGGTCATCAATTCCAACAAGTATGCGCAAATCATGCTTTCTGGAACAGGGCACACGGTTCATTCCAAAGTAGTTACAAAACACTTTGGCGAAGATGCTCTTCTGAAAGCATCAAAGCCGAGCAACTATATCGGACAACAAGCCCAGCGGCCGCAAGAGGTTGCTGCCATAGGCAAGTCATTCCAGAAAGAAGGCTGGGTAACTTTGATTGGTGTTTCCGGCACAACGGGCGTGCGCGCAATTGCCGAGATCCCTACAACTACTTACAGAAACAGGATTCTAGCAAAGGCCGCGGTAAGACGGTTTGCGAGAAGAACCGGGGCGCAGGTTGTCTTTGCCTATGGTTCATCCACCGATCTGGACGGAACCATAACAACAGATTTAATAAACAATGGTTTCTTGCGGGATGCCGTAGACGAAAACCTAAAATCTCGTTTTTTTCCAGGAAATGGAAAGGAATACGGCATTGATCCTGACAGGGCCGGGAGAGTTGTACAAGAGGGGCCGACATCACAAACCGATACACCAGCATTTAAAAAGTGGTTCGGAGATTCCAAAGTTGTAGACAAGGACGGTAAACCGCTCGTTGTTTATCACGGTACGGCGGCAGATATAGAAGGCGGGGCGCTACGCGTGGAGAAGGGCGGAATTTTCGCTACTGATGAACCGAGTTATGCCGAGGGGTACACATTAGGCCGAGACGGGTCACACATTATCCCGCTGTACCTGTCACTGAAGAATCCGGCGGAGATCGACACCGATACTTGGGACGGAATCATTCAAGCCGGTACGCAAGAGGAATTTCTAGGAGAACTGAAAGCAGACGGTCATGACGGCGCAATTATTGACGCCTTGACCGGCTTAGAATATGTGGTATTCGATCCAGAGCAGGCCAAATCATCAATCGGAAATAACGGCAACTTCGACACGAATAACCCTTTCATTGTTGCCGCAAGAGGACCAAGCAGCACATTCGACTCTCCCGAGCCCTCACGCCTGGATGATCTCATTCACGCCTTGCAGGACAAGCATATTGACCTGAAGCGCGTTACCGAGGCAATCAAGGAAACCGGCAAACAGATTGCGGATAACGTCAATGCCTACCTGCAAGAAGAGCTGTTTCATGGCAGAACGGCCACCCGCGTAAAAGAGTTCATCGATACCGAACTGGACCCGCTCATCAAACTCATGCGAGTTAATGGCGTGAAAATGGCCGACTTCGAGGAATATCTTTGGGCGCGTCACGCAGAAGAACGCAACATTCAAATCGCCAAGATAAATCCTACCGATTTTCCAGATAGCGGTTCGGGCATGAGTACAAAGCATGCCCGCGCATATCTGGCGAATCTTGATCCACAAAAGCGTGCGCTTTACGATTCACTGGCAAAGCGTGTTGATGCGATGAACGCCAAATCACGCCAGGTACTTGTAAGCTACGGTCTTGAGTCACAAGATACCATCAACACCTGGCAGAAAGCGTACAAGCATTACGTACCCCTGATGCGCGACGATATGGATCACGCTTTCGGCAACGGGACCGGGCAAGGCTTTTCAGTTAAAGGCAATGCTTCAAAGCGTGCAACCGGATCAAAGCGTAAGGTCGTTGACATCCTCGCCAACATAGCCCAACAGCGCGAGAAGAATATCATCCGCGGCGAGAAGAACCGCGTGGCTACCGCACTCATAGGACTGGCGAAAGACAATCCACATCCTGATTTCTGGAAAGTGGATGTACCGCCCACAATCCGCACTGTGAATAAAGTTACTGGACTTGTCGAGGATCGCGTCGATCCGAACTATAAGAAGCGTGAAAATGTCGTTGTTGCCCGCATTCCCGACAAGAAAGGAAACATCCAGGAACGCTCTGTCGTATTCAACGAACACGACCCGCGCGCACTGCGCATGGCTAAATCCCTGAAGAATCTCGACCAAGACCAGCTTAACGCCGTGCTGAACGCGTCCTCGATAGTCACCCGGTATTTTTCCTCCATCAATACCCAGTACAACCCGATATTCGGCATAGTCAACCTGACCCGCGACGTGCAGGGCGCAATGCTAAACCTGACATCAACGCCGCTGGCTGGAAAGAAGGCGGTCATCATGGCGCGCACCGGCCCGGCACTGCTCGCCATTTACCAGAGTATGCGCGGCACTCGCAAAGGCAAAGTATCTACCAATCCGATGGTACGGCACTGGGAGGATTTGCAACGCCAGGGCGGGAAAACTGGCTTCAGGGATATGTACGCCAACGCCAAGGCAAGAGCCGACGCGCTTGAGAAAGGACTTGATCCCGACTGGTGGCAGAAAACCAAAATCGGAAAGGTAATCACCGCGGGCGGATTGCTGAACACTCCCGAGAAACTATTTGCAGACAAAGCGGTAAAGCCATTATTCGACTGGCTATCTGACTACAACGACTCGATGGAGAACGCCGTGCGCCTGGCGGCTTACATGACGGCTCTTGACCAGGGAATGAGCAAGCAACAGGCTGCCAGTCTTGCGAAAAATCTCACTGTAAATTTCAACAGGAAAGGAAGCATGGGACGGCAAATGGGCGCCCTGTATGCCTTCTTCAATGCATCCGTTCAGGGAACGGCGCGCCTAGCTGAAACGATGAAAGGCCCGGCCGGAAAGCGAATCATCACCGGCGGATTGCTCTTGGGCGGAATGCAAGCCATGCTTTTGTCTATAGCCGGGATGGGCGACGACGAACCGCCTGAATTCGTGAAATCGAAAAACCTGATAATTCCGGTAGGCGATGGCAAATATATCTCCATTCCAATGCCGCTAGGCTTTAACGTGCTGCCGAACATGGGGCGCGTCACTTCTGAATTCGCATTGTCCGGTTTCAAGAATCCCGGAAAACGCACCATTCAAATGATGGATTCAATAATGGATGCGTTCAACCCTATCGGGAACGCCGGGATGTCATTGCAAACAATCCTTCCAACGGCTGCCGATCCATTTGGCGCACTTGCCGAAAACAAGGACTTCACCGGCAAGCCGATTGCGCGGGAAGATTTTAATTCCATGAACCCGACTCCTGGGTTCACAAGGGCAAAGGATACCGCGAGCGCTGCAAGCAAGTTCCTGGCAGAAGGAATCAACACACTCAGCGGCGGAACAAAGTACCAACCTGGGACATTCAGCCCGACACCGGACCAGATTGACTACCTTATCAAGCAAGCGACTGGCGGCGTAGGCCGCGAATACCTGAAGGCTGAACAGACAATCGCTTCCGCCATTTCCGGCGAAGAGTTGCCGCCGCACAAGAAAATTCTTATAGGCAGATTCTTCGGTGACACCAAAGGCCAATCGTCACAAGGGAATGAATTTTACGCAAACCTGAAGAGGATCAACGGCCATGAAGCGGAGATAAAAGGCCGCATGAAAAACCGTGAGGATGTTGCAGAATACAAACGCGAGAATCCAGAATGGACACTAATCGGCGCAGCCAATGGCGCTGAAAAGAGAGTTCAGGAACTCAGAAAACGCAAGCGCGAGTTACTGAAACAAGACGCCCCCAAGGAGCGCATAAAGATGATAGACGAACTGATAACCACAACGATGAAATCCCTGAATGAGAAAGTCAGGGAAAAATCATCCGCACTGGAAAAGCAATAGCCGTTCCTGCTTATCACGAGTCACGCCAGCCGCTACGCGGTACGCTTCGCCTGTCATGCCTTCTGACCTGCCGCAGTCACTAAACCCCCTGTATACCGCCGACACGGTATAGCTTCCCACTCAATCCCCCCAACAAGCCCTCAACTCTCTGCGAGAGGGACTTGTGGGGGGATAAACGAAAACGCGGGAAGCAAACCCCGTTTTTGCCTGCTTCTTAAAACCCTTTCCCCCACCCCCGCCGCCCCAAGGGGCGGAGCGAGAGAGTTCCAAATGAGAGGATATGTTTTATATCCGATCTGTCAATAACCACCTGATTTATTTAAGATAGTTGTTGACAAACTAGATACAGAGTATATAATATTAATCGTAGCACAAACGTTAATTACACCAAAACAGGAGATATAAAAATGGCATCAGTAAATAAGGTCATAATCATTGGCAACCTCGGCAAAGATCCAGAAGTTCGCTATATGCCCAATGGCGACGCAGTAACGAATATCACCGTTGCAACCACGGAAACATGGAAGGACAAATCAGGGGAGCGCCAGGAGAAAACCGAATGGCACCGTATTGTTTTCTACCGGAAACAGGCAGAGACAGCCGGGGAATACCTAAAGAAAGGGGCTCAGGTCTACATTGAAGGAAAGATCGAAACGAAGAAGTGGACGGACAAGCAGGGTGTGGAACGCTACACCACGGAAATCATTGCAAGCGATATGCGGATGCTTGGCAAGAAGCCGGAAGGAAGCGGGGATCAGGGAAAGAGTTACAATTCAGAAAGCCGCGCACCGAAGGAGAAAACTGGCGGCGGCTTCGACGATATGGACGACGATATACCGTTTTAGCCAGTACCTAACCAGATTAAGTAAATAAGACCCGGTAATCCTTTGAGGATACCGGGGTTTTTCTTTTCATCAAGTGAAAAACACTTTTGTTAATACGCACAACGAAACTACGGCGCAAGCAACCGACACAACCATCGCAATAAATGCGATGCGTTCCGAGCCTTGCGTCTTGGCGCGCAGTTCCATGAACTGAACTGCGCCTTCTTCCATTGCAGAAGAAACCGCACGGTTCACTTGTTCTCTCACGTAATCACCGGCCTCAGTGATAACCTTACCGGCTGTCTGCTTTGCTTCTGTGTTGCCGAGCTGTAGCGCGTTAAGTATTGCTTTTTGATGGGCCTCATTGTCCTCTCTGTTTTGAGCAATGATCCTATCAACGCACCGTTTCAAAATCTCTTCGCTCATAGTTACCGTGAGCAGAACAGGATCGCTCTCATCAAGCACCATATTATGCTTGATTGCGACCTCCTTTCTAATTTCCTCAAAATTAGCCATAGGTAATTCCTTTATAGAACCGCCTTAAGCTGACCATAGATATCTTGCTGTACCCGAAAGATTCTTGATTTATTCATGATGTAGAAATCTGGCGACTGCCTTACCTCATCAAACGTCAACCTGGCGGTTAGCATCTTTTCGATATCCGCGCCAAACGTGGCCGGGTTTCTTTTTGGAAGGCAGACAATGCCGTGAACCCGGCTTTGGTTATCCAGGTAAACACCCAGTTCCTCGAATGGCGTTCCGAGTATCTCGATCTTTCCGAAAAACTCATTAAGCCACACTATGATTTGCACCTGCTCAGGCATCTGTTCTGCTAGTTCCGCAAATGAAGTAAGAGTATCAATCAGATTGGATTCGCCGACGATAACCGTGTGCGCTACTACCTGCTTCCCGCTCTCAGCAATCATGTCGGCTACCTTGTTTTCGATCATGTAATTGCTCAGAGGGATAAAGCTGGATGCGCCGCAGTCAATCACGAAACTCGAATCTTCCTCAAGTATGCGATTCATCATCAAATCGAACTTGGCTTCGTTTAATACATTCCCTTCCATCAACTGAATACGTTGACCGTTTAACGCTTTGTAGCTGAATAGCGTAGCGTTGGACGGATCGGTGTCGATTACCTCAACCGGCTCACCAATACTGCGTAGGTATTGAGCAAGCATCAAAGCGGCGACCGACTTACCCACACCTCCTTTTTTTTGCAGAATAAAATGTACTTTCTTCATTGCGGCCTCACTTCTTTCGTCCAATGAGACTGTCTCTGTCTCTTGGGATGTCGGAACTAACAAAGGCTGGCTGTCCTGGCTCCCTTGCTCTAATGGGGGCTGCTTTCTTGATGTCCTTTCCTTTTTCTGCTGCTCGATCAGTGTTTCCATTTGTTTTACTCCTAATATATTTTCTAACGTATTTTCCAAATTGGCCTGATTTAATACTTAACTTGCTCTCATACTCTTCAAACACAGAAACCAACGGATGACCGGCCTCGATCATCTTTTTTATTTCGTCCAGATGGGCCAGAAAGGCTACTCTTCCAGTACCCTTCCGCGCCCTCTTCTTTGAATCCTCCATCGCAAACCTCCTTAAATCCCTATGCTGCCAATTCAATGTACCAGTATTGTGCTGTATAGTCAATGCATTGTAACGGATTATACCCTGATAATACAGTATAGTGCTGTATAGTGTATTTCTCCCGGAAAATGGTGTATAGTTACTAAAAGGTCTTTTCAGTTCTACTGATAAAGTAGGCAAGATGTGTATTGTGGGCCTACGCGCTGCGCGCTTCGTCCTCCCAATACTGCCCATTCATCCTTATTCGCCTTCGGCTCAACGTGGGCAATCTTGCTCTGCGAGGCTTTAACCAAAGAGGAAACCGTGACCATAAACTTCACATTCGAGCATATAGCCACCTTTGTTAGCTTAGTTGCAGTAGCAACGGTGTTCTTTAAGGGTGGGCAGCTAATTAGAATGATTGCATGGCTGTTCTTATGGCAGCTCTTAACACCAGTCCGGGGGTGGCTAGAAGATGGCCTAATGATTGGAGTCGGTTTCTGGTTGCTTGAGACTTCATACAAATACGTCACCGAGGGTGTTAATGAACCTTCGCGGTAAGTTCTGCGAGGCTTAAAACTTAACCATAAGGAAATCAAGATGGCCGCACCGAAAACTCCATGGTTTACCCTCAGCCATGAGGACGACGAATACGACACGTTTGCGTGCAAGTCATGCGGCAACCAGGTCAAGGTACACATTCACGGCGTTCCTCTTCCCGATGAATGCCCAAAGTGCGGAAAGCAACCGGAAAGTCAGGCCGACAGAATCCGCCAGGCTGTCGATGAATATCAGCAAGCCGTCTCTTTAGCCGAGAAGCAATTTCACCAGAAACTCAGTGAGGCTCTGAAAATAAAATGAAAAGGCCAATGCATTGGCACAAATGGTGCCTAAAGAATCGAAAAGATAGTTTGAACGAATTAAGGATAAAGATGGAGAACGCTCAAAAACATTATGAGGCTTCTTTAGATCCTGTTTTGTTCTACGAAAAACAAATTGAAGCTGCCGAGAAGGAAGGGAAAGACGGCTTCGATCCAGATAAATATCTGGTCAAAAAAGGCAAATGACCCGACCACGCGCCAAGCCGATTAAGGTCTGGGTAACTGAAGATGAGCGTGCTTTGATTGGAAGCCTTGCCGCTTCTGCGAATCTTTCTCTGTCAGCGTATCTTCGCGCTGCCGGACTGAACAAGCCGATACGTTCCGTCATGGACATTCACGCCGTACAGGAGCTTTCAAAGGTCAACGGGGATCTGGGGCGCATGGCCGAATTACTAGAACTCTGGCTGACTGAGAAACGCGGATTCTTTGCCCATCCGCGAGAAGTCGAGCGAATGATGAAAGAGTTTCGGAACCTTCAAAAACAATCACACGAAATCATGGGGAGAATGCTGAGATGAACGTTAGTGAATTAACTGGGCCGCTACTCGATTACTGGGTGGCAAAGGCGGAAGGATTGATGCCATATCGTGAAGACAGTGGACACAAACGTTACTGGCTTGTTGATACCCCTGAGATGTCAATAATGATAATCGGCCAAAAGCCAAAAACGGACAGGCCAGAATGGCGATATTCCCCTTCCGTAAACTGGTCACAAGGCGGGCCGATAATCCAGCGTGAGAATATACCTATTACCTGGTCTATGACGTTAGATGAGAATCACAGATCAGCTAAACATGCAGTATGCGGTAGATGGGACAACCACGACGCATCAGCTTTAGTAGCCGCTATGCGTGCTTACGTCGCATCTAAATTTGGTGACGTAGTAGATGATCGCCAAGCGCATCACGTCTAA